ATTACCACAGAACTACACAAAGCCAACATGGCTCAAATTGAAGTTAATAAAGTTGAGGCAGCTCACAAGAATATGTTTGTGTCAGGCTGGAGACCATTTGTCGGCTGGTGTTGTGCTTCTGCACTTGCGTATCACTTTATTCTTCAACCGATACTGGTTTTTATCCTATCCCTTTCAGGCTATCAAGTGGCTCTTCCGGAGTTTGACATGAATAGTCTCATGACCGTTCTGTTGGGTATGCTCGGCCTTGGAGGCATGAGAAGCCTCGAAAAGATTAACGGTGTAGCTAGAGATAAGTAATCACAAACTTGATAAATACTTTCTTAGATTTTCATGTAGTGGTTCTAAACTTATCTTTGCATTAGCTAAAATAGCATGGATATAAGGAGCGTCTTCACCAAAGATTTCTTCTACTTTCTCTTCTGGAAAAGCAGACAGCTCTGTATGAATAACATTCCTTTCATCTATAACTAACTTCCAACTAATAATATTAGCTTCTTTCAGCTTTTTAGACATCTTTAAATTCTATATCTCCTTGTCGACCTCTAAGACCTGCTTTCATGTAAGATGTTGCTCTACCTTCAAAGAAGTTTTGATGTTCAACACCCATAACTTCGTCTAACCATGGTAAAGGATTTTCTCTTTGGTCGTAATTCGTCTTAAGTCCTAATTGAAGTAATCTTCTATCTGCGATATAGCGATTGTATTTTCTCATATCCTCTTTTGTTAAACCTTTAATATCTCCCATTTCAAATACTAGGTCTAAAAACTTGTCTTCTAGGTTAACCATTTCTCGACAGATATCGTATAGTTCTTTCTTAAACTCATCTGTCCAAATATCTAGGTTCTCTTGTATAAACTCTCTAAAGAGCTTGGTCATAGCTTCAACGTGCATAGACTCATCTCTAATACTATAGGTTACTATTTGACCCATGCCTTTCATACGTCCAAAGCGAGGAAAGTTCAACAAGATTGCAAAGCTTGAAAAGAGTTGTAAGCCTTCGGTAAAGGCTGAGTAGACTGCTAGAGTCTTTGCTATACTCTTTTTGTTGGCTTTAGAGGGCTTGAAGTTCCCGACATAATCATGCTTGTCTGACATCGCCTCATACTCAGCAAAGGCCTTATATTCGTTCTCAGGCATTCCTACAGTATCTAACAGCAGACTATAAGCATGTTGATGAATAGATTCCATATTAGCAAACGAAGCCATCATCATACGAGCTTCAGGCTTTTTAAAGATACGCATGTATTTATCTATGTAGCCCGAACCAACGTCCACATCAGACTGTGTGAATAGTCTAAAGATTTGTGTTAGTAAATTCTTTTCATCGTTTGATAGCTCTTGCCAATCCTTAACATCTGTGTGTAAAGGTACTGACTCAGGCATCCAATGCATTTGATTTTGTAGTACGTAGTAATCGAACATCCATTGATGGTCGAAAGGTTTATAATATTCTCTTTTACTTAGTAGACTCATTTTCTTTTCCTCCATATTCTGCTATTAAGTTTTCTATAACAAAGTCTTTAAAATGACTTTTTATAACATCCATGTCATAACCTCGTTTTGTCTGATAGCAGAACTCATATATTTGTTCCTTATTAGCTTTCAAAGTTACTCCACGTTCTTTAGCTCTTTCTAGTATGCAGTTCGGTGTTACCACCCACATAACAAGAGCGTTGTTTATTTTTTCCCAATCTATCAGGGAATCCCAATTAGGTTTCTTAACTCTTTTATCCCATCTGGTCATTTGCCTTGTCCTCTATATTTCTTAAAGTTTCTTTTGTAGTTTTTGTTCATGGTAGAAGTTGATAAGTTCTTTCTACCTTGAGATGTCTTCTTACCTCTGACACCAGTAACAGAAGTATGAGTTGAACCACTATTCCATTTAGCTGCCATAATTAACCCTCACAAGCAATACAACCTTCTTCATCTAATTTGATTCTAGGTATTTTGATATTAACATTTTCTGCAGACCTTGCAGCATCTGACCTGAGATAATACAAAGATTTTAACTTGTGCATCCCGGCCCAGTGGACATCATGAACATATTGTAAGTATGCATCATGAACTTCTTGAGGCTCTGTAGCCTTCGGTAAAGTAAAGAAAAGATTAACACTCTGGCTCTGACAAATATATTCTTGCCTTTGATGAGCATGTTCAATAATCCAAATCTGATTAATTTCATTTGCTGTTTTAAATATTTCTTTTTCATTGTCATCAAGAATGTCTAAATGCTGAACAGACCCGTTATGACCAAAGATATCTTTCCAGAGGTTATTTATTTCTTCTGCTTTTAGACCTTTACTCTTTAATACTTTTTCTAAGTGTTTGTTTTTAACTTGATACGAACCTGTCAATGTTTTATGTGTAAAGACATTGGCTCTATAAGGCTCGATACTAGGCGATGTGCCACCACACAAAATACTTGACGAGGCATTAGGAGCTACAGCAAGTAAGTGTGCGTTTCTTAATCCTGTCCCGGCTACGTCTGGTGCTTCACCTCTAATCTCAGCTAAGAACTTTGAAGCTTTCTTCGCATGTGTTTTAATGTGTTTAAAGGCTTGATTGTTAAAACTAGCAGCAAACATGCTCTCAAAAGAGATGTTATTCTTTTGCAAATAAGCATGAAAGCCCATAGCTCCCAGACCTAATGACCTTTCTCGATACGCTGAAAATGCTGACCTAGTGAAAGGTTTTTTGTCGGGGTAAACGTGATTACTAAACCTTTTGTAGTTGGCATTGTAGCCTCCCAAGGTTTCAACATCTATCGCATTGTCTATGTAATGTTGCACCACATTATCTAACATGGTGATTAAGTCCCCGATAAAATGAGGATGGTCTTTCCAGTCATCGAAGTATTCTAGATTAACACTAGATAAACAACAGACTGCTGTTCTTTCTTCGTTGGTAGGTAATGTTATTTCTGAACACAGATTACTTTGTTTAATATCTAAGCCTAAATCTTTTTGTTGTTTAGGCATGGCTTCATTACAGGTATCTATATTGACCATGTAAGGCTCACCAGTCTCGGCTCTGACATTTAAGATTTGCCACCATAAATCTCTAGCCTTAACTGTTTTAACAGCCTTGTTGGTCTTTGGGTCAACCAATCGCCAATCATCGTCTTTCTTAACAGCATCTAAGAATGAATTAGTTATGTTGATACCATTATGTAGGTTCAAACATTTACGATGGATGTCGCCACCCGATTCTTTTCTAAAGTTAATAAACTCTTCTATCTCTGGATGACTTATATCCATGTAGGCTGCGTAAGACCCTCTTCGTGTTGTGCCTTGATTAAAGGCTAACATTTGAGAATCAACAACTTTTATGAAAGGAATTGAACCAGTAGAACGACTATTGTTAGAAGTAGAAATACCATTACTCCTAACATCTCCCCAATATCCACCAATCCCTCCACCTGAACTAGCCAACCAAATATTTTCATCGTAATGAGCAGACAAACCATCCCTAGAATCAGGAACATAATTGAGGAAGCAGCTAATAGGAAGACCCCTTGCCTTATGGCCATTTCTGCTGGTTCCACCATTAGAAAGGATAGGAGTGCTAAACATGAACCACCTATTAGAACTGTACTCATAAAGTCTCTGAGCCAAATCAAAGTCTGTAACAGATTTATACGTTGCACCATATACTGCAGCTCTTGCAAAAGCTTCTTGAGCATGTGTTTCACCTCCTTCATTAAATAAATATCTGTCATAAAGAGTATCTAAAGTAAATTTATCCAACTCTTTTTCTTTATCGTAATCAATAATTATACCTAAATATTGTTTTACACCAATTTTATCTTCCATCATTCTCCTGTTTTAAAAAATTTATCTGTTTCATCGTGGATATGCAACATGATTATACCATAATGCAATATCTTCAATAAGTCTTTTCTGTTTCTACCTTCTTTATTACCATAACGTTTAGCATACTTCATAATGTTTCCCATGCAGAATCCTGTTCCATGTCCAGAGTCAATGATAACATCTGTAGCTTGGTATTTATCTGTCGCATAGTGCTGACCATAAGTATCGTAAACATAACGTTGTAGTTCTTCTATTAATTTATCTTCATTAAACTTGTACATAATTTTTTTTCCTTTATTTCCAATCATCCGGTAATGTGTCCTCCGTGTACCATTTAAAATTATTCTTTTCGGCCCATTCAGCATGACTTCTTTTTGTTCCATCTTTACGTCTTTTTGCTTGAGGCATAGGCGATGAAGGGCTAGAAAAAAGAAATACTAACTCTTGATTAGGCTCTAATGATTTACGAATCCAAACATACTTGTTGTATTCGTTATAGTCCCAGAAGCGACCTTTAGCTTCTAGGAGGTATTCTTTATCACCAATTACTTTAATAAAGTCTGGCTCATAATGATGTTCAACTATGTAGTTGACTTTATCACCATGATGTTCCCAGTTCTTTAAAACGGTTTGATGAAGCTTATATTCCCAGTTAGAATCATAACCGGAAGGAACATCTTT